CCTGATCATGACGGTGGTTATGTTGTTTTAAAAGAAATCTGTGAACAATCAGATGCTTTATATAGTTATGGGGTTGGGAATGATGTTGAGTTTGAACTTGATTTGTTGAATAAGTTTTTGAATATTAAAAATGCCTTCCTGTTTGACCCGGCAATTGATGAGTTGCCTAAACAGAATGGTAGATTTGCATTTGTTAAAAGAGGTATTGAGGATTCATTAAAATTTTCTAAATTGTATCAGAATCCAATGCTTAAAATTGATGTTGAATATAATGAGTGGGAAGCATTAAACAGAATTGACCCGCTTGAATTATATAGTGCTTCTCAAATTGTAATTGAATTTCATCTTGTTCATTGTGAATCAAGAGAAGGATTGACTAAATATTTCAATGGTTTTTATTCTGGTGTTTTTGAAAAATTTAATGAAGAATTGTTTTCTGCTTATCTTGATATATTACGAAAAATAAAGGATAGTTTTCATCTTGTTCATATTCATCCTAATAATTCTTTGGCAATGCGGAAAATGAATGGGTATTTGGTTCCACCGCTTTTGGAATGTACTTTTGTAAATAAGGCATTGATAAATAGTTTTATAAAAACAGAATATCAAGGAAATATTCAAGGGCTTGATTATTCCAATAAGAATGATCGTCCTGACGTGGGGTTTATATGCTGAACGAAAGATCAAAACAGGTTCGCCGGGACACATTAAAACTTTCTGCCGCCAATGGCGGATATCATTATGGTGGCTGTTTTTCAATTGTTGAAATTCTAATTTCTCTTTATGATTTCTGTCTTAAAGAAGATGATAAATTTGTATTAAGTAAAGGTCATGCCTGTTGGCCGCTTTATGTTCTTCTTCGTGAGCATGGGTTAAATCCTAAATTGTCAGGGCATCCTGAAAGAGATACAGCAAATGGCATAAATTATACAACTGGTTCATTAGGACATGGTTTCCCTGCTGCTGTCGGGATGGCATTTACAAAGAAAATAAAAGGTGAATCGGGAAATGTTTATGTTTTGATGGGTGATGGTGAGGCCCAGGAGGGAACAACTTGGGAATCAATGCTGATTGCCAAAAAACATAATCTTGATAATTTAGTTGTCATTGTTGATGAAAATAGAATTCAAGGTTCGGGTTGGAATCAAGATATTTTGTCGTTTAATTTATATGAAGTAACAAACGCTCTTGGTTTTGATACTTGGATTGTTGATGGACATAATGTTGATCAGTTAAGAAAGATAATCGAAGAGCCTTGTAAAACAACTAAATTTATAATTGCTCAAACGACAAAAGGCAAAGGTGTTTCCTATATGGAGAATGATCCTAAATGGCATGCTAATTGGCCGAATAAAGAATTTATGGATTTAGCCTTTGAGGAATTGAATTGAAACTGAACGATATTATATTTGTTCCATCTGTTCAGCATACCGGAACTTGGTTTGTGATAAATTTTCTTTTGAATTTCTTTGAACAAGAAAAAGAACTTACCTTGTTGCTTGAAGATAGAAAGAAATATGATGCAGAACATATTAATTATCAATACAAATATGATTGTTCTCTTGATAAAAAGACAATTGCTCATATTCATTTACCGATAGTTCAGCAGGATGGTGGTCTTGATTTGATGGATGAACAATTTTATAATGGTTGGAAAAGTAATCTTGAGACAATGAGAAGTCTTCCTATTTCGACAATTTTATTGTTCTGTAATTTTTTTAAAACAGTAATTCCGGTACGTGATCCATTGGCATCAATTTTAACAAGAGAAGCAAGGCACCCTCAATTCCGGCATTTTTATATTGTTGATAATTTTGTTGCATTGGCTACGGAATTTGTTCAACATCCGAATATTATGTTTTTGACTATTGATTTAAATCATTCATTTGAGCAACGAAAAGATTTATTATTGAAGGTATTAAATCATTGTGGAATTGATAATTTTGATGAAAATATTGTAAACAGATTTGCCGAAGAATGGATTCCACAAAACATAACTCCGAATAATAAGTTTAAAGAAATGTATGATAATAAGGATATTGATGGAATAATGAATTTGTTAGGACAAAAACAAGCAAGTGTTGAATATTTACGGAATATGGCATCAATTATTTTTCCATTTATGACTTCTCTTGGTTATACAAGAGAGAATTTTATTTGGTGATATATGAGAAGGGCATTTGGCAAAACTATTGTAAGGCTTGGGGAGAAGGATAAACGGATTGTCGTTCTTCATGGGGATGTTTATCAGGAGATGGATGAATTTCAGAGAAGGTTTCCTGATCGCATTTACAACATGGGGATTTGTGAACAGTCTCTTCTTTCGGTTGCTGCCGGAATGGCTTGTGAAGGATTGAAGCCAATTGTTTATTCTTTAACTCCATTCCTTATTGAAAGGCCATTTGAACAATTAAAGATTGATATTGATGAACAAAATTTGCCGGTAATGCTGGTTGGCAATTCTGATTATCCTACACATGGGCCGACTCACAGGGCATTGAATCCTGAAGGGCTGATTGGATTGTTGAAAAATGTTCATGGGTTCTTTCCTCGAAATCAGTTCGAGACTGAAAAGGCAATGTTGGATGCTTATTTGATGGGAGTCCCGGCGGTAATTTGCTTGAAGAATGAGAGGCTTCCATTTATATGAAAATTATGATTACAGGGGCATCTCGTGGACTTGGAAAAGAACTTGTAAATGTATTTTCCAATCGTGGGAATTATTTGATAATGAGTAATCGTAATGACATTTACGAATTGCATGAGGAAGGGGTTGTTGTAAGTGGGGATTTAACTCATCCTGCAACAATCAATACTTTATATCATGAGGCGGAATTAGTTGATGGAGTTGACGTATTGATTAATTGTGCCGGGATTTATGCAAATGGTGAATTTGATCAGGATGAACTCGAAAAAATCATGAATGTGAATTTTTTTGTTCCGGTCCTTCTGACGATGAAATTATCCCCCCTGTTCCGCAGGCAGAAACAGGGATGTATCGTTAATTTAAATTCTCTGGCGGGGAAGGTAGCCGGAAAGGGAGAAATGGCATACGCGGCCAGTAAGCACGCTTTAAAGGGGTTCTTCGATTCCCTTAAATTTGAGACCACAAAATACAATATAAAAATTTTGAATGTTTATTCCGGTGCAATGAAAACTGATATGACAAAGCATCGTCCTGATTGGGATAAACTTATTGACCCGAAAGAAGTTGCAAGAGTTATTTTTGATTTATGCCAAAATTATAAATCATTAAACATAAATGAGATTACAATTACCCGGAGCAATTATTAAATGAATGCATTAACCAAATGTATTTGTAATAGTGACCGTTTCACGGAGCGGGAAGAGCAATATTATGAAGTGACCCCAGAAGGGGAAACTGTAATTGCTAAAAATGGATCAAGAATAAAATTGGCTGAATGTCTTGATTGTGGGGTTATTCGACAGACAACCCTTCCTTTTGTAAAGACCGAATACAAGAAATATTATCAGGAATATCAGCCCGTAAATGAGCAATACAAGGCGAAAGATTATGACCATGACTTGAGAATTGCTAAATTACGGGCAAATGATTACGGAATTTATGGTGGTTGCGAACTTCTTTTGCTTGATGTCGGTTCTGGTTCTGGGGCATTTGTGGATGAGTGCCGGTCCAGGGGTGCAGCAGCTTATGGTTGCGAGATTTCCAAGTATGCTTATGCACCTGCTGGGAATTTTATTTATCAGGGAATGCTGGAGGATATTGCATTTCCAACTGATCATTTTGATATTGTAACATGTCACGATGTATTAGAACATTGTCTTGACCCGGTTTCTTTTGTAAGGGAAATGTTCAGGATTACCAAACAGGGTGGTAAATGTATTATTGATTTTCCTAATTTTCATGTTGAAGCTGGAAAACATCATTGGAAGATTGAGCATATTTGGTATTTTAATGTAGATCAATTAAAAGAATTGCTTGCAAAAATAGGATTTATAATCAGTGGAATAAAGAATCCAATTGAATCAAAAATATTATTTACTTGTGCCAAACCGGAAGAAGATAGAAAAACAATCCTGCTTCCTCCTGGAATTGGTGATTCATATTGGTCCTTGATTAAATTACCGGCATTGATCGAAAGAGAAAATATTGGCATTCCTGAAATAGCAGTTGCTTGTAACAAAGAGAAAAAATACAATGGGCATAAGAGGGCATTTCCTTTTATTGAAATGTTTCCTTTTGTTCATTCTTCTGGATTCTCCCTTTCTACTGATGGGGAAAGTAATAAAAAAATCTGGAAAGAAGCATATGCCCAGGAAGGAAGGACAATTTTTAGAGATGTTTTAAATTGTGATTATTTTGTTTCATATAATGGCCATTTACGAATTGGCAAAAGTATGAATGAGATTGATCCTGATTTGAAATGTTCCTGGAATCCTAAAATGTTTGTTTCTCTTGAACAACTTAATTTTCAAAAGATGTGTCAAGAGCAATTTGGAAAATATATTGTTTTCTATTTTATCTTTGGCGGTACTTATAGTTATTGGACACAGCAATTCCCGATCAAGAATATTATTGGGTATATTAGGAAAGTATTGAATCGGACAGGATTGAAAGCAGTATTTACCGGGGCAATATGGGATGGTGATGATAATCCATTGAATGAAATCAAAAAGAACTTTCCCGACTCAATTGATCTTGTTGGGAAAACTACTGTTCAGCAATTGTTTGGATTATTGAAGGGTTCTGAATTGGTTGTTGGTTATCCTTCCGGGTTGACAATTCTTTCTGCTTCGATGGGGATTAAGACTCTTACGATATGGAATGATTATTACAATAGGGATTTTGCTTGGAATTGTGTTCAACCGGAAGTTTGGAATAAAACATATTTTACCGAAAATACAAATGGGATCAATGTTAATTCATTAACAACTAAATCAATAGGAATAATTGAAGGGATTGCAAAACCTTCTAAACTCCCATTGCCTATTGGTAAGAAAGCAATTTCGATAAAGAAGAATGAGAAGATTGTTAAATCTGTTGAATTAAAACGTTCTCCTTGTTTGACAATTGCTTGTGTGCTTAAATCTGGTGGGGATTATGACGAAAAATACGTCCAGATTATGAAGCGAATGATTGAAAAGACTGTAACAATTCCTTATAAGTTTTGTGTTTTGACTGATGTGAATATTAAGGATATTGAATCAATCAGACTTGAAAAGAATTTTCCAGGTTGGTGGTCAAAACTTGAATTGTTTTCCCTTTATGGCCCGGTACTTTATATTGATCTTGATACAGTAATTTTACATAATATTGATAAACTTGTAAATTCTGTTTCAAGAATGGATAATGGCCAATTTTGGATGCTCCCTCCTTTTAATTCTTCTCGGAGGGAAAAGGGGATGTGGGCATCTGGGATAATGGCCTGGTATGGGGATTTTAGATATTTAATTGATAAATTTGATCGTAAAAATTATGAGGGATGGGATCAGGTTTATATTTCAAAGACACTTGAAAAGCGAGGCGTTAAAATTGAGTCAATTGGGCGCTTTTCAAGAATAGCATCATACAAAAGGCATTGTTCCAGTACGAGCAATAAACCAAATGAGTTTGATATTGTTTGTTTTCACGGAAGAGAACGGCCGCATACTTGCAAACATCAATGGGTTAAGGAGATATGGGCATGATTGATCCTATCCTTATAACCGGCGCTGCTCGTTCCGGGACAAGTATGACTGCTGGGATTATTCATATTTGCGGCGGATTTGGTGGGGATACCGCAGGCCCGAATATTCATAATCAAAAGGGGATGTTTGAAAATCTCGAAATAAGAAATTCGATTACCAAACCATATTTGAAAAGTATCGGTTGTGATCCTTTAGGACAAAGGCCGCTCCCGAATTCCCGGCAGGTTTTTGAAGTGACTCAACAGCAAGGTGAACAGTGGAGAAAAAGGATACAATCAGTAATACAATATCAAGGATATAAGGATGGGATTTGGTATTATAAAGGGGCAAAGATGTGTTTGTTCTGGTATATGTGGCACCTTGCCTTCCCTACTGCTAAATGGGTAATTGTAAGACGTGAAGCTGATCAAATTGCTGAATCTTGTCTGCGAACTTCTTTCATGCGGGCCTATAAGACGAAAGAAGGTTGGTTGGATTGGGTAAAAGTCCATGAAGATAGATTCCGACAAATGAGCAAGGCTGGTCTTGAAATTATGGAAGTTTGGCCATCTAAAATAATTGCCGGGGATCAATCAGAGATGAAACAAATGATTAAATGGTTAGGACTTGAATGGAAACAGAATCTTGTAAATGCCTTTGTTGATCCTGCTTTATATGGGGGTAAAAAATAATGCCAAGGGTTACTTCCGCAGAAGTTCGAGAAATAATTGATATTGATTCGTCAATTACAGATATTACCCCATTTATTACTGCTGGAAATTTATTAGTAACAAATGCATTTTCTGGGGATACACAGGTTGGAGATGCAACATTAAGGGAAATTGAACGATATATTGTTGCCCATATTATTTGCTCCAGGGATCAGAGGACAATAGAGGAATGGGCAGGTGGTAATGAGGGAGTAAGGGTGAAATATATGGGGCAGTTTGGAAAAGGTCTTGAATCAACTCCTTACGGCCAGAATGCCTTGCTTTTGGATTTTACCGGTAGGCTTGCAAAACTTGGTAGAAAGCGTGCAAGTATTGGAATGATTGATTATTCAACGGATGTATAAATGAACAATCGAGTAAGAAAAAATCTGTTGAGACAAACCGCTGTTTATTGGGGTTCCCCGGTAAATGACGGATATGGAGGAAAGACTTTTGCTGCTCCTGTAGAAGTTCAATGCCGCTGGATGATTAAACAGGAAAAGATTGTGTTGCAGAATATGGAAGAAGTTCTTTCTAAGGCTGTTGTTGCATTAAGTGATGATGTTGAAGTTGGGGGCAGATTAGCCTTGACCGATCTTGATAATTTGAATAGTTCTCAACTTCCCGAAGATGAAGAATCTTATGAAATTATGAAATTCTCAAAGAATCCTGATCCGAAGGCAAATGTTTTTGTAAGGACTGCGTGGCTGATATGAGTATGAATCTTACAGGAATAGATAAAGTATTACAGAATCTCAATCGTGAAATAAAGGCAATTGAGAATAGAACGCAGAAAGGATTGATGACGGCTGGATTGCTTGTAAAACGGGAAGCGCAGTTGAAGACTCCTGTTGATTATGGAAATTTGAAGGCATCCGCCTATGTTGATTCAATTCATGATGCTATGGGAAGACTTGGTGTTGAAATTGGGTATACAGCTTTTTATGCCCCATTTGTTCATGAAGCATTGGGAAAATTGAAAGGATTACCAAGGCCAAGACCGCATAAGGGGAGATTTTGGGACCCGCAAGGGAAGGCTGAACCGCAGTTTTTACGAAATGCATTGTATCAGAATGCTGATAAGATTTTATCAATTATTGCCGAGGATGCAAGAATCAGATGAATTCAGTTGCTGAAGACATAAAAGATATTCTTGAAGATGATTCTGTTGGAGTATTTGGAACTGATATTTTTATTGGGATAATGCCTGAAACTCCTGATTCTTGTATCTGTTTATCCGATAATCAAGGATTAGGGAAACCAGAATCAAGATATGAGTGGGATTATACCGGGGTGCAGGTTTTAATTAGGGGTGCAGAAGGTGGCTATCAGGCTGTGTACGCGAAAGCCGTAGCTGTGAAGGTATCTCTTCACGGACTGGTAAATGAAACGGTAAATTCGGCGATTTATAAGATGATTCAAGCGGGCCATGATCCGCTTTACCTGGGAGTCGATAATAAAAACCGGCCAATGTTTTCAATTAATTTTGAAATTCAAAGAACATCGGCCTAACAAAACAGGAGGACAATGATATGTCTGTAAGTGCAGTTGTAAGCAAGGGGACAGTTTTTAAAAGAGGCGATGGGGCAAGCAATGAAGTGTTTGCTACCTTGACGGAAATTAATAGTGTTGGGCTGCCTTCACAGTCCCGGCCCATGATTGATGTTACCGATCTTTCCAGTACAGCAAGAGAGTTTATCCCTGGCTTACTGGATTCTGGACAGGTAACAATCAATATGAATTTTACCCGCAATACTTATATTGCGATGCGGGCGGATTTACTTTCTGATAGTTCGGTAAATTATCAGATTGTTTTGCCTGATGCAAGTAATACGACTATTGATTTTGCCGGGTATGTTCAGGATATGGGCGGTAATGTTCCTGGACCGGATGAAAAGATTGCTGTTGATGTTACTTTTAAAATTACTGGCTCGATCACCGTAAGCTCTTAATTAATAAGAGTTTGAATTAATAACCAAGAAGTAAAGAG